TTTAACACTATCACAAGTGCAGGACATTGTTGAAAGAAAAAGAAGGAGAGATCTTGGATCTTTGAGGAATCCTATGGATATTATGGAGGGTCAATATGGCTTAAATGACCCCAGTAACCCTTATTTGCAGGGTATAGATGTGGCTGGGTTAGAAAACATGACATCAGCTAGGGAAGTTCCTTCAATTGGAGGTTCTATTAACCCCAAATACTCAGACAGAGGAGCAGCGCGTTGGGGGCCAAACCGCAGAGGTGTCGATCCTTGGAATCGTCGCCAAGAAGGAAGGTATATAAAAATATTGGGTGTTGATCCAGAACACACAGGTGTATTACCCTCTGAGGAGGGATTACTATCTCCAGAGCAATATGATGAGACAATGACCCATGAGGTCGGGCATTTAGGTGAACAGGCCGTAGGTAACTACTCCCCTTGGGGGAGGGAAGTTTTGGATCGTTCCCATAATATGTTATATGCCCCAAACGTTGGCGGAGTTACTGACCCCAAAAATCCGTATGTTGGTGATAGATTGGGTGTAGGTAAAACTTCCAGATATGATGAGGGTGTTCCCCAGCTAGGAATAGAGGGGGGTACTATCGGGGTAGATGTAGATCCTATAGCGGCTCAGGAGCGTTTATTGGGAGCAAACCAGAAGGCAAGAAGTATGATAGATCAGGGCTTATTGGGTCAGGATACAGAGTCATCTGGTTCAGAGGGTTTTTTAGCAGCCCCCCTTATAAAGGAAGGGGTAAAGGCTATAGAGAAATTAGTAAAGAAAAAGGAACCCACCTCAATTAAGGAGGCTCAGGCTCAGGGTAAATCCTACTTTATGAAGGATGGCAATAAACAGCTTGCGGTAACTGGTGAGCAGTTAGCTAAGTTTAAGAAGACAGACTTGTATGATTCTGGTTCAAAGAAGTCTGCCCTCTCACAATGGGCTAATATTGCCAATAAGGAAGGTGGTATGAAGAAGTTATTCCCACCAGAGAAAAAGGAATTAAAGATTCCAACTCCAAAAGCAGACCAAAAAGCCGCATCTGAAACCGCATTCAATAAGATAGCGGAATGGGAAGGTGGCTATCAATCCTCCACATTTGATGATCCCGGTGACAAAAGTAATAGAATAGGATATGGAAGGAAATCAAAGAAGGGTGAGGTGACCACTAAAGCTAAGGAAGACAAATGGTTAAAGAGTGAGATAGATGAAATCGGCAAGTATCTTGATAAAGTCATTACAGCCGACCTAACCCCTAACCAACGCGCTGCTTTAACATCTCTAGTATTTAATGTAGGAAGAACCTCATTTAAAGGCAGTAAGGCTCTAGCAGCCTTGAATGCCGGTGACATGGATGAGTTCCGTAAACAAGCCTTCTCAAAAGAAAAGGGTTGGGTTAAGAGTGGCGGAAAGAGAATGGATGGTTTAGTCAACAGACGCAAGAAGGAAGAGGATTTATTCTTTGGATGAGAAGCGTAGAACTGTATTCTCTAAACTTGTAGAGATTGGTATACCTGCTGAGAAGGCTCTGGATGCTGTTATAGGGGCTTCAGAGGTAGGTCTGTCTATTATTACAGGACTAGGGGCAACGGTTGCCGGACTACCCGGAAGCACGATTGAAACTCTTAGAGGACGCGGAACGGCAGAACAGAAGGAAAAGTATCCGGGGCTAAAACTCTCTGAAGATACCATATTACCCACTGTAGGACAGCTTACTGAAGACTGGACTTATCAGCCTAAAACTGAGACAGGTCAGGATTATTTAGAAAATGTAGGCAAGGTTATGGAACCTGTGGATGAATGGTTAAGAATAGGATCTGGTGCTATACCACAAACATTAGGTAAGGTTATCCCCGGAGATTCTAGGGTTGAGGCCGGTCTAATGAATGCCGCAGATCAAGCTATCTACACAGCCTTAAATGTTATGAGTCCAACTAGGGGTGCTTCTGCCGCCGCTATGATAGGGGCTAAAGGCGCACAAGGCGCTATGAAAGCTCTTGGAGCTAAGAACGCTGATCTTATAAACCCAATGGCAAAAGCCATAGAAAAAACTCCGGGACTCAAAAGATACAATCAGCTTGAACACGCTATGGGTCAGTTGATTACAAGAAAACAACTGGCAGGATTACAGCCGGGAATGGTTCAAGATCTTGCGCCATCATGGTTGAGTGCTGGCGATTATAAAAAAGGATCAGGAGGTTGGTATAGTGCAGGTAAAAAAATACAAAAGGGCGGAAAAGATTATAAGCTCCCCGTATTCAATAAGACAATACCAAAGACTTTTCCAAAGTTTGGACATCTAAAAGCAATGGCTGAAACAGCCGGATGGAATGCCGTAAGAAAGATGTCTAACAATCAGGATGCATGGCTAAGATCTCATTATGGGATAACCGCTAATGTTTATCAAGAACTTGAGAGGTTGGGTAGGGTAATTGATAGGGCTTCTGAACAAGCAAAAACTGCTAAAAGTGGTGGAAAGACAATAGCAAACAAAGTGTATGGGGATAAATCCGCAGCACCCTATTTAGATGAGATGGGAGAATACGTTTGGAAAGGTGAAGGTTCTAAATCTAAACCAATGACGGTAAAGCAGGTCTTGGATGATGCCAGCAATCAGTACCATGCACAGATAGCCTACAACCGATCAGTTCTTGAAAAATATAAACCCGGAGATCCAAGAATAGAGCGTCTAGCTTCAGGTGAATTGGATCAATATCTAACTCCAAAACATAAGAAAACCACAATCAATAAGCTTAAAACTGATACTTCCATTATAAAAGATTTAATTGGTAGAAATATAGATGATGATGTGATACGCAACCATATTGGATCTAAAATTGTATCTGATATGAGGTTGAGTGGAAATAACGTTCATATTAGTTCCAAGCCGTTTTTTGTCCAAAGTGCCGCAGACGCATTATCTAAACCTAAAGTTGGAACTGGTTTACCGCAGGCAGGGTTTATAGGTAGAACTATTGTTAGGAACGGTAGAAAGATTAAACTATCTCATAAAACTAATGCCCCATACGCTGGGGGTTTGAAGAAGTTTGTTCAAGAGAATCACCGCCTCAATGCACTCCTCCGGCGACAAGGAAAGAAAGGGAAGCCTATAACCAAAAAGTCTGTTATAGATCATTTTAAAAATCAAAACAAATTAATAAAAAATCCAAAGGATAGATTTGATATAGAGTATTTAAATAAAAGTATAGTGGATGATGGCGACTGGATTTCTATAAGTCAGTGGTCATTATCTGACGATACTTTATTAGCGACTATACCTATAAGAATGATAATAAATAAGAAGAATCCCAATCTGGGCTATTACGTTTTATATGACCAGATGAAGCAAGGGTCAGGTATTCCTATATTAGAAAGCATCTTAGATGCCGGGTCTGATACTAATAGAATATATATAGATGTACATCCAATGGCTAAGACTTTTTGGGATGAACAAGTAAAAGCCGGGGGTGAAAGGTGGGAAGGTTATACACCTAAAGTTCATCAAACTACACCTTTAGGGGAAGGTACTAAGAGAGAACCTGTTGGGTTGAGGCATATGGCTGAGAAGGTTAGAGAACAGACATTTGATGACCCCATGAGTCCTGAGTTTCTCAAGAAGAGAAGGTTGGGTATGGTAACGACCCCCACAAAGTGGGGAGCAAAAAGAGGATCAGTAGTAGGATTATTATCACAAGAAGATGAGAACGAACAAACAAGAAACATTTATTGAGCAATATTGCTTAACCGGAAATGCGTCTAAAGCCGCAGAAACCGCAGGGTATAGCTCACCTAAACAACGTGGCTATGATCTGAAGAAGCAGTTTGGCTTTGAGATAGCAGAACGACAAAAGAAGATGATTCAGGATTGCGTACCCGGTGCGTTATCCCAACTGGAAAACTTGGTAAATAATGCTGAGTCTGAGTCTGTGAAGTTAGGAGCTATTAAAGATGTGTTGGATCGGGCAGGTTATAAAGCCCCTGAGAAGATACAACAGGAAATATCCCACGTAGAGCTAGCCTCCACTGATGATCTTCAAAGAGAACTTGATGCAATTATGGGATCTTCAAACGTAATAAGTATACCTGAAGCATTGAACTAGGAGAATAGATATGCCCGGATTAACAAAAAGCAAAAAGAGAAAATATAAAAAACCCTTTACGGGAATGGCGGATAGGCATGGACAAATTAACCTCCAGATTGGAAAAGAAAATCCGGGCGCTAAGAGAACACATGAGTTGTTTAAAACACCGTCACGTAAACGTAAGGGGAGTATGGAAAAAGGTATAGATAAATGGGAAAGGGCCAGCAAAAAGGCGTGGAAAACTTCCACCACGATTAAGCAGTATGAGAAAGCCTTAGAAAAGGCAATGCGTGGTGGGTAGATGCCTATTCAACGCTGTTCATTGAAGAACGGAAAGAAAGGATGGAAATACGGAAAATCTGGAAAATGCTATGCAACTAGAAAGGGTGCAGAACGCCAAGCGGCTGCAATCCACGCCTCCGGCTACAAGGAAGGAACTGGAAAAAGCATTAGAAATAGTTAGGGAGATAGGTGCAAGAAAACGCTACAATAAGATTGATTTCTACGACCCCTACCCCTACCAGTTAAACTTCCATGAAACCGGCTCAGAGGCCAACCAGAGGCTTCTCATGGCGGCTAATCGCATAGGGAAGAGTTATTGCGGTGCGGCTGAAATGGCCTATCACGTTACAGGGCTTTATCCTAAGTGGTGGAATGGGAGAAGGTTTGACAAACCGATTGTTGCTTGGGCAGGTGGTGTATCAAATGAAACCACCAGAGACATTGTACAGTACGAATTATTGGGTTCCCCCGATGACCCAGAGGCATTTGGTTCTGGCGCTGTTCCAAGAAGCTGTATCATAAAAACAGAAAGAAAGCCCGGTGTTCCAAACGCTAAGAGCATGGCACTTATTAAACATGTTTCCGGTGGGAACTCTTCTTTATTCTTTAAAGCCTATGAAATGGGTGTTGACAAGTGGCAGGGTCGTAGTGTAGACTGTGTATGGTTAGATGAGGAACCAAGCAGAGAGCT